GCCCTTACGATTTGGATTTTGAAATTGACGGCAAGGCATACATCGAAATAAAATGTTACAACATTAATTCAACAGATTTCAACCATTGTATTGTATCGTTTGCATTCATAATTAAAATGGTAAATCGTCTTTTTTTAATTGTGTCGTTTGTTTTGGTTGCGGTTGCTCAATTTGTTGTTCCGGTAATTCGTCCGGGGTTGAATAAACAACAGACCAACCCTCAATGGTATTAAAGTATTTGGCCTCGCCTAACTTGTTAATCCATTCACGGCCCCGTAAATTGATTTTGGCGGTAACGTGTTCCCCAACTTGTATGTTGTCCAATAACGCGCATTTGTCGTTAATTACTTGTATTGTGAGTAATTGCGGATATTTCTCGTTTGTTTTAATGACAAATTCACGTTTGGCGAATTTATCGCTGATTGCTTGCGTATCAAATACGCGGTAAATGTACCCTTTGATTTCCATTTTTATTGGTTATTTAAATTAATACTTGTTTGGTTTTGGTAATCGCTCAATAAATAGTTATTTCTAAAATCAAAATATTGATTTAAAAAATTAATCATTTCCGTAAATGATTGAAAAACGTATGTTTCCCGGTAATTCCCCGAACATTCGACGCCAATGCGTATTGAGTAGCCATTTTCGATTTGAACAATTGTACATTGTTCGTTTGTTTTTTTTGCTTTCATTTTTATTTGATTTTAGTATTTACATATTTTTATTTCGATTCCCCACATTAGCCACATAATCCAAATTGTGTTTGGTGTGGTTGGGTTTTTTAGATTCGAATAAATTATTGTTGGAACCAACAACACGTCGAACCCTTGTTCGTCCTTTGACGATACAAAACTAACTAAATAGTGTTTCATTTTATTTGATTTATTAAATTATTAATTAAATTCTCGTCGATGTTTAGCGCGTATTTGATACATTCAATCAATGACATACCCGCCAAAATCAACATTATTTTTTCCCTCGTTTTCATAGGTTACTAATTTTATTTTCGTGTAAAATTTCAATCCATTTGTCCCGAATTTTTTCAACGATTTGGTATTGCTCATTTGTTAACGTTTCGTATTTCCAAATTTTGCGCAATTCGTTGTTATATTCATATATCAAATTGTACATATCCGGCGCCATTTTAAACATTTCAAATTCGGATTGGTCGTCGTCCAAATTGTACTCAATTATTACTTTCATTGTTTTTGTTTTTTATATGTTTCGTTATAGTATTGTTCTGCGTATTTAGATGCCTTTAAGTCTAAAGCATTACACCAAGCATTTACAATTTGCTCTTTCTCCATTTCTTTTGCTTGTTCAATAACTTCATCACAATTCAAAGATGTAATTCCTTTAATGTAAAGTGCCAACCACTCTACTGCTGTTTGTTTCATTGTTTTTTGTTTTATTGCATATCGCGATTTTCGATTTGCTTATTTTACTTAATTAAAAAAATTACTATTAACGCCCCGGTTACATAACCAAACGCAAGGGAAAAGGCCATTTTAAAACGTTCGTTCCATTGTTTAGATTCAACCATATAACCGGCAAACGGCAACGCGATAAATGGGCCAATAAACGCAAAGAATAGCATTCCTAACGTGTTTTTGTCGGCAACGAATCGAATGTAAAACGTTGAACAAATTTCGATTATTAACGCGCTTAAAAAGATTATTAAATATTTCATATTGCACGATAAATTTGGTCGTAAATTTCCCGGGCGCCCTCAACACGTTGTTTGATTGCCTCAATTGTTTCGTCGTTACGTTTAACAATGAATCTTTTAACGCGGTTTTCAATTGGTATTTGGTCAAATATCGACGATTGTTTTACTATTTTTTCGGCCTCCAATTCTATGTCCGCCAAATCGCGCATTACGTTTTCCGGGCGTGCGCTCAATTTGTACATTAATCGTTGTATTTGGTCGTTAATCATATGTTCCGGGGTATTGGTCAAAACATAACACAATTGGGCCTCGTTAATTCCTGTTAACCAAATATATGTTTGCATTTGGTATTCGTAGGTTTTATTTTTTAATTGCGTGTCAGTAAACGGAAACGTTGACGCGTCCCAACTCGATTTTACGTCGCCTAACAACGCGGGATTATTTCGGTAAACGTCCGGTTCCCCGGTAACATATTCGTTAACAAATCGCTGTTTATTTGCCATTACGTCAAAATTCCAATTGTACACCCGGGACGCTGTTAATAACGATTCCATTTCGTTGTAAATTCCCTTTTCTAAATATTTGGAATTTAATTCCTCGCGGATTCCGTATTTGTTAAATAATACCGCTTTTTTAATTTCCGAAATTGCCGTGTCGCCCCATTCCTTGTCTTTTGTTTTTCCTTTGGTCATTAAGGCGCCAACGCTTGACGCCCTAATAATATATTCGTGTTTCATTTTATGCCGTTTTTATTTTGTTTAACGTGTACAATTGTTCGTTTGTTAATTCGTACCGCTCAATGGCCCAATGTACGTTGATAACGTTTCCGTCTGCGTCTTGCTTTTGCGCATTTATAGCCCCGCATAACCTTATTAATTCATCGTTGGTTAATGTTGGTTTATTCTGTTGCGTTGGTTCGGAATTTGTCGTTGGTTTTTGGAATTGCGGGACGGCTTGTTGTGTACCGGTTGCGTCCAAATCTTTGTCCGTAACCAACCCCAAAATCGAGGCCAACGAATAACGACGAAAATAAGAAATCGCCGACCCCATAACTTGGAAATCGTTTTGGCCTTTTAATTGGACGTTTTGCGGAATTGATACAAATGATTCGATTGTTTCCCCGGTTTCGGTGTGAAAAATGATTGTACGGATTCCGTCGCCCTCTAATGGTTGCGAAAAACCTAAATTGTACTTTGCCAATAATGGATTAATTACGGCCAAAATAGCGGGTAAATCGGCGTATGTGTAGCCGTAACCTTGCGTACCTTTGTGAATTACCGGACAATTTTGTTGGAATAATGCCAACGCCTTTTTTAAATTGGTCCCGGTTGCCTCAATGTACGGAAATTGTACGGGTACAAAATCCGTTTCATCGCGTTGTTGTTCAACTTGTTTTTTTGTTGCGCTCATATCGTTTTGTTTTTTAAATTAGACATATACAAACGTACAACTTTAATTTGATATAGCAACTTTTGATAAAAAATAATTTGTTAAAAAATGTTAAAATTTTAAATTAATCTTTTAACGCCTTTGTTTTTTCCTTGTAAATACTGATTAATTCGCGCAATTCGTCGCGTGTAAATTTTCGCGTGTTGTGTGCGATTGCGTGTAATTCAATCAATTCGTCGGCCCCAATGCGTTGTTGGATTCCAATTTGGTAATTCAACAAATTGCCGTGTTTGTGTTGGTTGCAATTAACACATTGCCCGTGAACGTTCCTTTCGTCAAATCTCACGGACCAATGATTGTTTGCGTTGAAATAATGCCCGGCGTCAAATTTCCCGGTTAACTTTTTATCGCAACTAATACAATTTAACCCGGCGTCGCGCGTGCGTATGTATGTGTTAAACGTCGTTTGCGCCTTTTTAATCAATTCTTGTATGGTTTCCAAATCTGTTTTTAATGCCTTTTTTCTTTTGGCCCATTGTTTGGACTTTTCGGATTCAATCCATACGTTAACGCATTCTGTTTTTAAACAATACTTTTGATTAAATTTTAATCGCTCAAATTGTTCGTTGCAATGTTTACACCTCATTTTCGTTATGGCTTTGGTACACCCGTATTTCGTCAACGTTGCATTGCTCGTTTGGACAATACAAAATTGTTACAATACCAATTCCGAACAAATCAAAATCCTCAAAATCAAAATCCGATTGCCAAATTAATTCGTATTCACAACAATAACATTTCATAATTCTACATTTTTAAATTTAAACTCGTTTTCTAATTCTTTAATCCGGGCCTTTTGCTCTAAAATAATGCGTTCGTAATTGCATAATTGACGGCCCCGGTTTTCAATTTCATTTTCGCATTTAATAATAATGTCGTGTACCTCTTTTAATTCGTTTTCCGCTGTTGTCAATGGTTCGATTAAATCGGTTCGCGTTGGGTGTTTGGATTCTATTTCCTCACGGCTTGCAACCATTTGATTAATAATGTAGCGCAACAAAACGCGCCCGCGGATAAAATCTAATATTTCCATTTAAATCGTTGTTTGTTGGTTAATTGGTTTGGCCCGTAATCCGTTCAACGGGTCAACGCCCGAAATTACAAAACCAAATCCATAATTGTACTCACAAAGTACGGGAATATTTAATTGCGTCAATTGGCCCCCGGTGTCCTTATCTTTGATTTTTTCCACATTTACCATTGTGTACATTTTCATTGTTTCGTGTTTAACCAATCGATGAATTACAAACATATTGTCGCAACGATTCAAAAACGATTTCCCGCCCTCGATATGGTCCTTTAAAGGCGGTTTTAAATGCCCGCCCCATTCGTGGTTGTCCGGATATAAATTCCCGGCCCTACCGGATTCGCTCGTTGGGTGCGTATTTATGTACAAACTTTTTTTCGTTCTGTTGCAAAAATGCCGTGCCTTGTTCAAAAATTCATAATTCCCGGCGTAATCCATTTTTCGGTCCAACCCGGTGTACGGGTCAATTAAACACGCGTCGGCGTCCGATTGCTCAAAGATTGTAAATAAATCGTCCGGTGTGTACATTTGCGCGTTATCTACAAACTCAAAATAGTGTTCCAAACGTTGGGCGTATGTCATAATTTCAAGGTCGTTTAAATCGCTTATTTTGCGCCCGGAATAAATCGTTATTAAATCGCGTAAAATTTGGCCGGAATGGTTTTCCCCCGACCAAATGCAAAATTTAATTTTATGTTGAATCGCCAATGTGAGAAAATACCAATTTACCCAATAAGTTTTTCCGACGTTATCGTGTCCCAAAATCAAATTTAAATTAGCGGGTTTGTATCGCAAATAATGGTCCAATTCACAACCGATTGCCAACCCTTGTTTTATTTTACCGGATTTGACGTCCAAAAGATATTCAATATTTTTCCCGCGTGTTTCAATCATTTCGTTTTGTTTTTTCAATTTGGGCCATTACATTAGTAACCAACGGGTCGTAAATTTTCTTTGTTTCCGATTGGTTCAAATATTTTTCAAAGTTATCAATTCTAACAAAATGGTCAATTGTTAATTTTTGGTTTGTAATTACCCAATCGTTTTTGCTCATTTGCTCGAATGCCTTTTGCCATTGGTCCGCTGTATATCCGCTTTTTACCAATTCTTTGTAATTGGCCCGGCTTTGTTTGCTCATCGTTCTAAATTGTCCGATTTCCCCGGTACATTTCAATTTCATTTGATTAAACCAATTTAAAAAATTTTTTTCCCGGTCGCTCAATGCGGATTTATCCGCCTTTGTATGTATATTATTTGTATTTACTATTACATTAACACTATCACTATCATTAACGGCATTTTTGGTATTCGGTCGCATGCGGTCGCATTCGGTCGCATTCCACCGCTTTAATGCGTTTGCCTTGTTACGTTCCCGGATTGATTCGTATTTAACCAAATCGCGTTTTAACGATTGTTTAATTGGTTCAAATATCACCTCGGTAAATTGGTCCTCGGGTTCCGGGTTTAAATCGTTCACATAGCGTAAAACGTGTTTAAATAATTTCCCGGTTTGCTCATCTGTTAATTTTTCGATTGTATGGATTAAATCGACATACAATAAAAATGATTTCTTTTCGTTTGCCATATCATTTTGTTTAAAAAAAAACCCTCGTTTTCGCGTCGGGGTCTCACGTCCGATTTGAAAACAAGGGCAATAATTCCTTTGGTTCTTAATTGTGAGACCGAACCCGTTTTGCAAATATATTATTTATTTACTTTCGATTTGATGACATAATAAAATTTTCCGTTGATTTCCTCAACGCGACGTTTTCGCATTTCTGTAAAGTACATTACATAATTATATTTTGCCTCGTTTAAATCGCGTGTAATCGTTTCCTTGCCGGATTCAATATCCGTTTTTAATTGGTCAAATACCCGGCGCAATTGGGCCAAATCTTTTATGTCCAAATCAATCTTTATTTTTAGCATTTGCGACAATTTGAAACGTTAAAATTTGGTTGTAACTTTCGTGTCCTCGACGGGTTACAAATACTTTTATTTGTTCCTCGGTTTGCTCGACAACATCGCCAAATTTTCGTCCGTTTCTTTTACATACTAAATTGTCGAATGTCCATACATTGTTTTTGTTTGTTTTCATAATTCTATTATTTCAAAAGTTCCGTAAACGTGTGTTCCTAATTTCTTAAATTGGTTCATTTTCCAAAAGGCCAATTGTCGCGACGGAAAATCGTACGATTCAAACACCTTGCCGTCAATTAAATAATTCAATCGGTACATTATGGGCGTATTTTAGATAAATAATCAAAGTACAATTTTACATTAAATGAACCGCCTTTGTCCCCGGCAAAACTTTGTTTGGTCCACCAATTAATGCAATCAAATAACCCCATAATTTGGATTTCTTTTTTTGGTTTCTGTTTTCTCGTTTTCATAACATTAAAAGTTTAAAATTAAATAAAATGTTCCATAATAAATACCGGCGATTATTATAACTAACGCCGTAAAATCTTTAATTGCCTTTGTAAAATGTTCCATAATTAATTGTTTTCTTGTTTAATTCGTTCGTTTGCGTTGTCAATTGATTTCTCAATTTCTGTTGCCATTAAATAACGGCTCAATTCTTGCGCTAAAATAGCATTGTTTCGCGGGTTGTTTACGTTGTCTGTTAAAAATTTAAACAACTTTGTTAATGCGTCAAATTCTCGTTCCATAGTGTAAAAAATTAATGCGCGTTACCGGGACGCGCCCCCCGTTTGGTTAACTAAAATGTAAAAAATGTGTTTTTGTTTTTGGTTAAAAAATTAATTTCGTTTGCAATCTTTTTTTCACTTTCATAAATATTTGCAAAAACAAAATTTTCCGATGTTATTTTAACAATTATTGTTTTTTTCGCGTTTTCTCCGTTTAGATATTTTTCTATAAATAAACCATTAAAATTTGTATTTGCCCCCATATTTTGGGTAAATTCTTTTAATAATTTACCATTAACATATAAACTATAAATGTTATATGTCTGTTTATCTTTAAAATTTTCTATTGACCGCAATTTTAATTCAATTTTCAATCCGTTTATATTTTTTATTAAAGTATTCATATCGATGTTTTTTAAATTAGACATACACAAATGTAATACTTAAATTTAATATAACAACATTTCGATTAAATTTTAACAAATTTTAACATTTCGGTATTTCCGAATGGTTGAATAAAAAACCCCGCTAACGCTTGCACACTAACGGGGTTAAACGATATGAAAGAAACGTTACAAAGTTACACAAAAATTTGCGTCGAATCAACGTATTTTTGTACGCGTCTTGTATTATTTATTTGCGCTCGGTCCATTTTCAGTTTTAAAATACGTCCCCCCAATGGTTTAACCGGGGCGCCTCGTTCAACGTGCCAACCGCTCGCGCCGTCGTTGTATTCCTCCTTATATGTTCCGGTAATCATATTGTGTATGTATTTATGTTGTACCTCGTAACCAATTTTTGAATTACATTTTAATGTGTCCCGGACGTCGTTTCGTGCGCTGTTTTCGTGAATGTGTCCCATTGTAAATACGTCGTAACCCTCGTAAATTTCCATTGCTCGCGTTAAATTTAACGCCCCTTTGGTAACTACACCACCGCCCCCGGACCCGTGCATATATTTAATATTAAACGACGATTCCGCGGAATTTAAGTTTAGTTTTACGACAATCCAACCGCCGTAACCTCCCGTAAATACGTTGCTATTGCATTTGTAATTGAGTAAATCAACGAATCGTTGCAAAATGTCTGTTTCTTGGTATTTAATTACCCCGGTTTCGTGGTTTCCGTAACCGATTATTGTTAAAATATCCGCATACGGCGCCCAAAATTCAACGGCCGTTTCAACAATTGAATCCAAATACCGGGCGTTGTTGTGTTCGGGCCTAATGTCCGATTTATTGCGTCGATTGTCCCCGCGACCTTGCATTAAACAAAACATATCGCCGTTAATCATTACCGGAATATTGTTTTTTTTGAAATAATCCAAATGTCGTTTTAACAATTCCCAATCGCAATGCGGGTTGTCCCAATGTATATCGGACAACATAGCAATTTCCGCCTCGGGCGTATCAAAATTTATTTCGTGTACGTTCCGGGAATGCTGTATTACTTTAAACATATTTAAAACTCGTTAATTAAACAATACGATACCGATTTTTGGGCCTTGCATTTTTCAATGAATTGGACATATTTTTGCGTGTCGTTCACAACTTGACAACCCGCCGACCAACCGCCGATTTTATCAACGATTTTTTTGTTGTTTAAATCGTATGTATTGGCGTGGAAATTTATTCCATACCAACCGGAAATCGATTCGCCTAATTCCTCGGCCTTGTCGTCCAAATCGCCGTCCCGGTGTACGTCAATTTTTGCCCCAATTTGTAACAATGCGGGCATTAATTTTTTATGCAATCCGTATTTCCAAACGTTGTAATACCATTTATCCGAATCGACAACGGCCCCGCCTTGTTTGTTGTAACTCTTAAATCCGCCTTTTAAAATTGACAATCCGGGGTGTGTTGTCCCGGACGTAACTAAATGGAATTTTTTTCCCTCGTAAAGGTAAAATTTATCGTCGTATTTGTCGGGTAAATCGGCCTTTGAACGAACGCCCAAAATCCAAAAATCTGTTGGGAATCCGTTAAACGATTCCAACGCCTCAACGCGTTTTAATAATTCCGCGTCGGTGTATTTTCGTACCATATTATTTTGTTTTTCGTTTTCTAACGATTGCAATAATAACAAAAATTAGCGCAAAAATGGACATAACAAATTTTTCCCATTGATGTTTGGTCGCTAATTGGGTTAATTCGTCGGATTTTTCAATTATTTTTTCAATAATAATTGAATCGGTGTATATGTGTTCGTCGTTTGGTAAAATCGAATCGTACGAAACGCGTATTATTTTCGTCGTTGTATCGCTTTTTTTGTACGTTGTGGTATCAACATACGTTTGCGACAACAAAACGCCGTTAAACGCAGTTAAAATGCAAAATAATAGTGTTTTCATTTTCGTTTGAATTTAGATTTTAACCAATCAATTAGAATTTCGTACAAATCATTTACCAATAAATCTAATTTTTCGGTTATTTCATTGGCAACCCAACCAACAGAAAACGAAATTAGTATTACAATTTTGGGCGATAAATGAGAGTAAAACGTTTCTATTATTCCGGTAACGGCAAACGTTAGTATTCCCGCGATTAACATTCCCAATACAATCGTTGACGCTGTAAAACGCTTTTTTAATCCTTTAATTAACGCCCCCAATACGCCAATACCAACCGCGAATAAATCGCCCCAAATGTCAACCAATATTTTCATTACCCGGTAATTGTTAAAAGATTTTCAAAGAATCCGTACATTGACAATTGTTCGTCGTTTAAATAAAAATCATTTAAATATTGTGTTGGTTGTCCGTCCGGTGTTTGTCCAATGTTAAATTCCATAAAATTTATGGTTTTACCGGGAAATGCACAAAGGAAAACAATTCCCCGTTGCATTACCATTCCATTGTCATTAACATAAATACCGCGTGCAAAACATTGTCGTATTGGAAAATCGTACATTCCAACGTAATTTTCGGTTCCCGTTTCCTCGTTAAAACTTGCAATTACTAATTTAAAATAATTACCTCGTGCGTTTAATCTGTAAATAAATTTCATTTGTTTGATTGGTTTAATAATATGTTCGTGAATTTTTAAATTTATCCGATACCTTGCAAGTTAATTTTGCACGGCGTGAAAAATCGTAATACTCAATTTCGGGCGATTCCTCGACGATAACCGGTAAATCGTTAATCAAATAACTATGGTTATGCGCGTTGTAATCCGAAATAAATAATTGGTTTTCGCTCAACAAATACGTTTCCGTTAATGGCTTAATAATGCACTCGTCTAACGGGTCCGTAATTATGTCGTAATTGTACAAATTCTCGCGTATTACTCGTTTCATTTCGCGGTTATTGTAAATTATGTTATCCAATTGCATATTTGGTTGGCGATTGCCAATAAATCCATTAAATCGAATATCCGAAACGACGTCCGAATTAGTAAAATCGATGTCCTCAACCTCTTGTTTTCCATTAAATACCGCCCTAATTCGTGCCGTTGACAATGCGTTGTTTATTGTGTACGGCCTTAAATCGTAAACGCCCCAATTTAACGTCCCGGTTATTCCGGAAATATTGTAAATAATCTGTAATTTATAGCAACCCGGGCCGTCCAACAATAATACGTCGTTCCAATTTATGGTCGTATATAACGCCAACGAATCGTTGGGAAATTGTACCGGGGTTGGAATGTATGTCGTTGGGTTTCCGTTTTTAAGTAGTTTAAACGTTATTGTGTCGCTTGTATCGCTCGTTTTAATCCACGCGGACGTAATGTCATTTTCCCAACTATTGGCCGAACTTGACGCCAATACAAGGTATTTACAACAACAATCCTCCAAACCTCGGTTCGGTTCCACATAATCCGACGGCAAAATAATTGCGGGGTATTCTTTAAAAAATCGGTCCTCGGTTCCGCATTTATTCGGGCAATCGATTTGTTGCGTTTCAATCTGTAATGCCCCTACAAATTCCTCCCAATTTACACCCGACGCGAACGAATCCGGACAATCCAATTTCATTGGTAAACCGGCAAGGAAAAACGCGGGGTTGGTCCAATCCGGGGCCAATCCAATGTACCATTTTTCGGTAATGGAATCGTACCATAATACCCAATCGGAACCATTGTACGAAAATTCGTAATAATTTTTTCCGTTGTATGTCCCGGACGTTGTTAAATCAATCGACGTAATTTCGCCGTCCAAATCAAATATTATGTTTAAACAATCGCACATATTAACGCGTTTTTTCTAAAATTCCAATATACGATTGAATAAAATTCGCCGGGTTTGCACTTGAAAATTGGGCCGTGACGTCCAATACATTTGGTATTGTTGTATCAAATAAAAATGAATTTGACCCAATAAAATCTTGCCCCTCGTATATGTTTGACGCGTCTTTGTTGTATGTAAATCCGCCCCCCATATTTAACCCGGCAACCATTGACGGACCAATTGCATAAATTGTAAAATCAACTATTAATTCAAACCCTTTATATGTAATTGTTGGCAATGTAATTGTACCCGTTGAAATTAACGCAACTCCGTTTGTATTAATGTTAATCGTAATTTGGTCGTTATTATGCGCGCCTAAATAACCGCGCATTGTTAACCTAAATGAATCGCCAACATTAAATCCGTTAGCCGGTACACTCAACGAACCCGACGCGGACCCGTCCAAAATCGATTGTTCGGTTGTTCCCGTTACATAACTTGACGGCGTCAACATTGCAAATTTTCCCGGATTGATTGCCATTCCTTTAATTTTTGCCGTGTCATATCCGACCCCGTTAAATGTATCGACGTCGAAATAATCGTTGTCGCCAACCTTGTAAATTTCTAACGGGTAATTGTGTATTTCGTTTGCCATTTTGTATATTAATTAATCATTTTTACTTGTCCGTATGTTGTCATTTTAAACCCGGCCGGTGTGTCGCCCGTCGCGTTTGTCATTTTTCCTTTTGCTGTTGAAAATGTACAACCCTTTATTTTGGTTGTTATTTTTACCCCGTTGCTCAATACAATTTTTGTTGTATCAAACAAACATTCCATTACCGCAACGTTTGGTTGTGGGTATGTAATCGACATTAACAAACCGGTTTCCGGGGTCAATGGATTTATTGTGTTTCCGTCGTATGGCACAACAGACGAACACCAATAACGCGGGGCGCCCTCCGTTGGTTCAATTGTAATTTGTCCCCAAACGTTAGGTTGGTCCCAACCGCTCAAATCCAAATTTGTATGCGTTGCTCGAATCCGCATTTGCTCGCCAATAATTACGGCGTTTACAACTTGCCCCGTTGATTCCCGGATTAAATCAATTTCTTGAAATATGTTCGGGTCCGAATCGTAATCCTTTATTATTATGTCGTCGGTATATGTGTACAACAATTCATTTTTTACCAACTCTAATTTCAAACGTAAATTCCAATTCCCGGTGTTACCATAAGGAACCCAATTTTTGGTTTGATTGCTTGGAAAAAAATCGGAATCCGCGTTTAATTGTGCCAACCAATACCGCCAATCGTACAAAAATGGAAAATAAATTTTTACCCCATAAACGCCCATTCCGTCAAACGTGGAATCCAATTCCAATAATCCGTTTATTTTTTGCGATGTGGTTTGAAATTGCGTAAAAATTGGCGTCGATAAATTTAAAATGTATTTACCGCCAACCATTGGCACGCTGTTAATTGCAAATGTTGTTTGTTGCAACGTAAACATTTCCCCGGAAACGCTGTTGTATGCCTCAATTATTGCGTTAAAATTTGAACAATCAACGTTCAATGGTAATTGAAACGCGCCAACAAATGCCAAATCGTCCTCAACATTTGCCTCGTAACCCGTTTTTAAGTTACCCAATGCCGTCGTTGTATTTTGTGAATGGTCGTAATATTCCGACGATACCAACGTTAATGGACCGCCAACCGGTACAACCTCTTTTAATTGGTCCGAATAAACCAACAAATTAACGTTACCAATACGCAACCAAATATAAAATAATCGGTCCGTAACGGCGTTGTTTTCCATAAACGTTTGGAAATTTGTTCCCGGTGTAAATGTAAAATCAAACGTGTATTGTGTCCCAACCAACGTAACGTTATCAATTGACAACGTGTAATCCGCCCCGGTTGGGTTGGTGTAACTTGTAATTGGCGCCCCCAAAATGAATTGTTGTGTTGGTATCAACATCGACAATTCCGATTGGTTGTTGTAATTGCTTTTAAAATATGCGTCGTCGCCCGGTATATATGCGGACCCAATCGCGTAATCTGTTGACGTGGAATCCACAACAAATTGTCCGCTTGTCGGTTGATTAAAATATAAATCGGTTATTCCTTGGACCAACGACGCGTCCAAAACGTCCGCATTAAATGCCTCATCAAACCAACCCGTATTTGCGTCGTTATTAACCAAATTAATTTCGTTGGAATAAGGTTCCCCAACCAATGATTGCCAACTAAATTTTACCCAACTTTTTAAACAATTGGAAAAATTAAACGGCGTAACCGAATAAACCCCGGATTGTATTAAATCAATCGTAACGCCGTATTGTCGCGTTGCAATTGTTGAACTCAATAAATTAACACTAACGTTAGTTTCAAATTGCCCGGAACGTTTACCAACTTGGGCGCCCGCAACCGGGAACGAACCCGTTAAATCAAAAATAAATGTTGTCGCCTCGCCGTCAATTAATGAAAATTCCGAACCCGTCGAACCATTGGCGACGTGGTTAACGTTAATTCTTAACCCCTCACGTTTACGGCCTAACACCGCAATTTGGATTGTTTCGCCGTTGGTTGAATCGTACCAACCTAACAACGTACTAATTTTAAACGTGTTCCCGTTTACCCAAACAACGTTTGCCGAATAACTATTAATTAAAACGCCTATATTGTCCCAAATATTTATTCCGATTGTATCGCCCGGCCTAAAACCCTCGTCCTCAAAATCGCCCCCTAACCACGTTATTTCGTACAACGGAATATTTAATTGCAAATTGGTTGTAATTGACGACGTTACGGAAATTGATTCCTCAACCTCGATATACATTCTTTGAGAATCGCCCGCGTTGGCTTTGTAATACGACCGCGATACGCCGAATGTGTCTAAAAACGTATTATTTGTTACTAATATCGGCATACTTTGAAAATAATTCGTTTATCTTATTTATGTCTTTGCTTTGTATGGCCTCAATTGTTGCCTTTTGGTCGCGCAACATTTGGTCAACTTTTCCCGGGTGTTCGTTGGCTATTTTCGCCAATGTACGCTCGTTTAAATCAACCAATTGGGCCAATGATTTTTTTAAGTTTTCCGCTATTGCTTTGTAATCCTCCATTTACGGATTTATTATTATTGTACTAACCTTGTTTTGCGCCCAATTGTTACGCGTTTGGTATGTAATTTGAGCAAAACTTTTTTCGTCTATCCATTCGATTTTTAGTATTTCGCTCATTTCCCCGTTAATATCCGCGTAATTATTGTTTAGCAAAGATACGAAATCTTGACCATTTAAGCGAACCCGTACATTTTCTTTAATAATCCAATCGTTTTGGTCAATTGCGTTAATGCTATGGTATTGATTCCATAACGCCAACGCCGAAATTGAATTTGTGTAATCCGGTTGTTGCACAATTGCCCCGGACAAATATTGTCCAAATTTGCCGTAAATTACCTTTGTTGTTGTAAAATATTCTTGCGAAATCTGTAAACAATTTTTACGTTGTCCAATTTGCGGGGCTAAATTCGTTCCGCCTCCAAAAATTCCGGTTATGGTATCAACCAAAACAAAGAATCCGTACGCGATTGCCTCAACCCAATTTAATTTTTCTTTACGTCGGCCCAATGCAAATGGTATATTTACGTCGTTTAATCCTTTAATCGTTACCAAATCCGGGTTGCTAATTGTAAAATTTGGTTCCGTTGAAAATTCCGCGTCGTGGTAATCGTACATTTCCGCGTCCATTGTATGCAAATCCGTACTATCAATTTGGTAATGTATGTAATAACGTTTCCATACTTCGCCAATGTTGTACGAAAATTCGTCGTCCCGGTCGGCTTGTATGCTTAATGCGGGCAATATATTGTTGGCCGTTTGGTTATATAACCAATCGCGACGTTCAATCCGTACAACGCCGTTATTCACGATTAAACGGGCGTTAAACATAGTTAACAATGCGTCGATAAATAACCCCAATGTTGGCGTTGTGTCCGACGAACTCGGAACGCCTTTATTAAACGGCGATGTTAACGCCTCGGGGCGTATGTCAAAAATTCCTTTGCGGTCTTTAATCAACGGAACCGGTAAAATGTTCCAATAAGGTTGTGCCGTCAACAAATCCGATTGGAACGTGTACCCTAAATAAGCGCAACTTTTTTGCATTATTTCCATAAAATTACACCCCAACAAATTACGTTTTGGCGGGAATAATAACACGAACATTTGCGACGCTAAATTTATAACGGCTAACAATACGGCCCCGGTGTAAATTATTTGTGCTGTTGCTTTTAAACTCGCTTTTACAATTGCCCCGACGTTATACGACAAAGTCGGACCCGCGGGCGATAACCCGGGAATTGGTGTCGACGCCTCGATTAATTCCGCGATTGAATCGGCCGTATCTTTAATTGCTTGTATCAATTCTTTGGTCATTATGTAAATTGATATAAACAATGTAATTGCCGTTTCAATTTGGTTGTCCTTAATGATAAAATACGGGACGTTGTGCGTTGTGAAATTTACGCCTTTTGACAACATTAATTCAAACGATGTGCCGTCCGCTCGCGATTTAAAATTGTCGATTCCTAATCGTTTAACTAACTTAATTTCGACTTCGTGTAATCGGACCTTAATATCGGACATTAAATCAACGTAATAATCGATTGTAATATTACCCTCCAATTCAACTTTGTATGGCAAACCCTCAAACAATCCAACGGACGCAATATGTTGTTTTATTATGTCGTTTGCCTCGCGTGGTAAAATTATTGTGTCTGTTGTCAACGTTAGTATGTCGGGCGACCCGGTAAAATCGGAAATAACGCCGATTTCCTCGCGATTGCGGGGCGAAATTTCGATGTTGTTTAAATAATGTTTCATTTGATTTTGTATCGATTGTACGTCGTCGTATTGCCTTGTTTAATTTTCTTTACAATTTCCATTGCCCCGGACGTAATTTCCCCCAATTCAATGTTGGTTTCCGGTTTGTCCTTAATGATTGTTTTTAAATCTTTTATTTCATTAACCAACAACGCCAATTCCAACGACGAATGCGATTGAATTACGCCCCCAAAATTTTTGTTGTTTTGGTGTTCTTGGGCGATTCGTGCCAAATCCTCATTGCTCATTGCGCCGATTTGCTCGTTTAATGATTTTGGAATTACGCGCTCATTAGGGTGCAATACCGCGTGAAATCCGCCTCGTCCGTCAATGCCTCGGCCATTGGTTCCGGTGTCCTCGGTCCCGTCAAAGAATGTAGGTAACGAATTAATAAATTGGGTTAACAATGTTGTGTCCCGGATTGTTTCCGCTAACGGATTTTTGGACCCGCTTTCGACCTTTTGCGAATAGGTACTATAAACCGATTCCGCCAATTTGATACGCTGTTGCCTTTTTAATTCTCGTTCCTTGCGCAAATTCGCGTCGTTAATAATTTTCTGTTGTTCCGCCAATGATTGTTGCGCGTCTATATTCCCGGCCTCGGCCAACCCTTTTAAATAATCGTATTGCTCTTGCGCCTTTTTAATTTCATTGTCGATTGCCTCAATTCTTTGTTGCGATTGCTTAACAAAAAATTCCGATGTCATTTTAATAATTTCGCGTTTTTCGCTTTCTGTTTTTTTCAAGTTATCCAAATCCTTTTGGCGTTCGTCCGCGGTTAATTGGTTTGATTTTTCGGCAAATTGTTTTTGTGCCTCAAATATTTCGTCGTTTACCCGGTTTATTTCATTGCCCTCGGCCTTTTTAACCTTAATCGATTCGTCTTTGTATTTTTCGTTAACAACTTGCTTTTCCAATTGTAAATCCGCGTACAATATTGCCTCGTTTGCGTTCAATTTTTCCAATTCCAATTGGTAATTTGAATCAATTTCGGCTAATTTTGCTTTGTCGCCTTTGGCCCCGTTAATTAATTCCGTGCGCTTTTCGTCCAATACTTTTTTGCGTTGTTCCTTTTCGCGTTGGTATTGCTCATCGATTGCCTCCAATTCGTTTTGTTTGCGTTGTTCCAAAAATTGTTGTTCGATTTGGAATCGTTCAAAAACTAATTTTTCCAATGCGTCAACTTGCGCGTCCGCGCCCTCCGAAATTGCCTTTTTTTCCGCTGTTAATTGGTAATTAATTCGTCGTTGTAATTCGTCTAACGTTTCCGCTTGTTCAACCTCGCGCAATTGTTGCAACAACTCGCGTTGCTTACTAATCAATTCGTTTTGTTGCTCAAATTTTGTATTGATATTGTCAACAGACGGGGCAATTTTTTTGTCGTTATTGTCCGCGTATTTTGACCCGTTATCGGTTAATACGTTAATTCGGTCGTCGGTGTTTTGTAACGCCTTAACGTAACCCTCAAAACGCGATTGTGTTTGTTCCAATTCAACTTGCAATTGGCCCATTTCTTGTTTGGCTTTTATTACCTCCGATTGACGACCGCCGGCCCCGGATTCGGCCATTATTCGCATATTTAACTTTTGGATTTTATTTTGGATTTCCAATTGTTTATTGTAATTGTTCTCCAATGCCGTATTTAATTGTTGCGATTTGAATTTTAATTTAATTACGTTTACATAGGCCTTAACCTCGTTATTTATTTGCTCTTGAAAATCGCGCTCGTCCTTTAAATTTTTTAAATGCGTCCCGTATTGGGCGTTCATTTGATTAATTAATTTCTCACGTTCCGCCGTCCCCGCATTTGTTTGTTTTATTTTTTCGGCCAATACAACAAATTTTAATGATTCCTCGGTAATAAATTTGTTTTGTTCCTTTTGTACCTCGGCCATTCTTTTCATTCGGTCGGTGTTCCGTTTTACAAATTCTTCGTGCGTTAATTGGCCCTTTTCGCTTTTCTTTGTTACCGATGTAAAATAAACAATTGCCCCAATTAATGCCATAATTCCGGCAACGGCAATAACGTACGGATTGGTTAAAATCGCGCGGTTAAATGCCAATTGTGCGGTTGTTGCCTCCGCTGTTGCGACGGCCTCGGCCTCTGTTGCTACAATTTGAACACCGGTTGCGGTTGTATCGGCAACCCTTGCGGTTGTTAAAATACCCATTTTCAATGCCGCCGACGTAATACCCGCCTTTATTTCTGTAAATGCGTCGCCTAATCCGCCCAATACCGACAACGCGTCCGCCAACCCGGCCAATGCTTGCAATTTGGCGATTTGTTTTAATGTGTCCTCATTTTCAACGCCTAATAATTGCATTCCCGCGGTTAACCCTTGCACCCCGGCAACACCAATTTGGCCCGCCCTTGCAAATGATTTTCCTAAATTCTCAACCGCCGAACCCGCCGTTGCTTGTACAACCGCTTTTGCGTCTTGCATTCGGTCGCGTAATTCCCCGGCCCGGTTTGCCATTTCTTGAAAACGCGGGTCCGTTGAATCCATACTTGCCAATGCTTGCGTTAATTCCCTCAATTCAGTTTTTAACGATTTGGTTGCGCTTTCATAATTACCAACATTGCGGAAATTGTCCCCAATTGTTTTGTCCAATTGCTTTAATTCGGTGTCGCCCGCTTGCGCTTGCGCGGTAACCTCTTTGTATTGTTGTTCCAATTTGGCAAATTCGGCCGTATTTTGTTGCCCGGATTTGGTTAAAATCAACAATTCCGCGCCTAATTCTTTGCTTTGGTTTTTTAATGCGCGTGTATTGGCCTCTAATTGTTTGTATGCATTGGTTTTATTTGCCGTTTCCCGCGCTGATTTGTTTGCAATGGCGGTTTCCTTTTGTTCCAATGCTATACGCTCTTTTTTCGCCTTTATTTCGGCCTGTTCGGCTTGCGCTTGCGCTTTGCGTAATGATTGTTTTTCCTTTTCAACGGCTAAAAATTCTTTTGATACGGCCTCGGCCTTTTGCGTTGCCGTTGTAAATTCTTTAATTCCTTTGGTCGTACCGAAATTGGCGTTTTTAATCAATGGTTCCGTTGATTGGGCAATGCCTTTTAATGATATTTCCAATTGTTCCAACTTATTAATTGCCTCCGTTGCGGATTCTTTAATGCCCTTAAAAATGTCCTCTTGTTCGAATAGGTCCGAACTACTTATTTTTTTTGCCATGCCTTATTTGTTTGCGCGTTCAAATTCCTTTTGTAAATTAAAATATTCCCGGGCCGTAATTTTTTTGGAATCAATCCAATTGCCAATCCATTTTGATAAATGGACCAACGATTGTTCAATTGTTATTCCGGTTCCGCGGTTATTAATTAACATATTTATTTTTTCAATTTCTAATTCCAATTTAGTTAATGCGAATCGGTCGTTTTTAATTACATAATTCAACTCAAATTCGGCTTTTTTCTTTAATGCTTTTAACATATCGGTATGCATTTTTG